AATATTATACGGATGGCCGTTTAGCCTTTTATTTTGAATTTCAAATTAAAGTTCGTTTATTACCATTATGCCATTAGAGTCTCCATATATATAGGACTCCAGTACACCGATACATAGAACTCAGAGTTTTGAGAGCACCCAATTCAATATGCCACGTCAAAACCAATTCCAAATTAAGGGTTTTAAAGTACAAGCCAAAAATTATTTCATCACTTATCCACAGTGCTCACTCACTAAAGAGGTTGCTCAAAGGGAAATTGAAGGGAAACACACCCTCGCGAATAAAAAATACATCAAACTCTGCAGAGGGTTACACGAAGATGGGAGCCCTCATCTCCATGTGCTCATCCAGTTCGAGGGCAAATTCGTCTGCACGAATAACAGATTCTTCGACCTGGTATGCCGAACCAGGCCAGCACATATGCATCCGACCATTCAGGGAGCTAAGTCAAGCTCAGATGTCAAGTCCTATCTGGAGAAGGACGGAGACACCCTCGACTGGGGAGAGTTTCAGATCGATGGAAGATCTGCAAGAGGGGGACAACAGTCAGCCAACGACGCTTACGCCGCAGCGCTTAACGCAGGCAGTAAGTCAGAGGCTCTTAGAGTAATTAAAGAATTAGCACCAAAAGATTATGTACTTCAATTTCATAATTTAAATGCTAATTTAGATAGGATTTTTAGTCCTCCGTTGGAGGTTTATGTTTCGCCTTTTTTATCTTCTTCTTTTTTTCCCGTTCCGGAAGAACTTGAAGTCTGGGCTGCTGAGAACGTGGTGGATGCCGCTGCGCGGCCATTGAGACCCATGAGTATTGTGGTAGAAGGTGATAGTCGAACGGGGAAGACCATGTGGGCTAGGTCTTTGGGTCCACACAATTATTTGTGTGGTCATCTAGACCTTAGTCCTAAGGTAGAAAGCAACGAGGCCTGGTACAACGTCATTGATGACGTCGATCCCCACTACCTAAAGCACTTTAAAGAATTCATGGGGGCCCAAAGGGACTGGCAATCAAATACAAAGTACGGAAAGCCAGTTCAAATTAAAGGAGGTATACCCACTATCTTCCTATGCAATCCTGGGCCCAATTCCAGCTATAAAGAATACCTCGATGAGGAAAAGAACTCAGCACTGAGGTCGTGGGCTATACATAATGCGACCTTCATCACCCTCGAAGGCCCACTCTACTCAGGTTCCAATCAAAGTGCAGCACAGGCTAGCCAAGAAGGGGACCAGGCGTCGTCGTGTTGATCTCCCGTGTGGGTGTTCATACTTCATAGCATTAGCCTGCCACAACCATGGATTCACGCACAGGGGAACTCATCACTGCAGCTCAAGCACAGAATGGCGTATTTATCTGGGAGATTCAAAATCCCCTCTATTTCAAGATAACAGAGCACCACAACAGACCATTCCTCATGAACCAAGACATCATCACTGTCCAGATACAGTTCAATCACAACCTGAGGAAAGCGTTGGGGATACACAAATGTTTCCTAGCCTTCCGAATCTGGATGACCTCACAGCCTCCGACTGGTCGTTTCTTAAGGGTCTTTAAGACTCAAGTTCTTAAATACTTAAATAATTTAGGAGTTATCAGTATTAATAATGTAATCAGATCAGTTGATCATGTATTATGGAATGTATTACAACACATTGTATATATAGAACAATCTTATTCAATAAAATTTAATATTTATTAATTTGTTACGGAATCATAAAAATAGATCCGTATTTTCAGAGTAGCATACACTGGGTTAGAGGCGTGCGTACACGCCATATACAACATCAAAGCATTCTCAGTATGATTCTCATACTTGCCAGCTTCTTGCTGGTTATAAACAACATAATTATTAACTCTAATAAACTTCTTCACGAGAGCTTGTTCCTTTGAAGCGTACTGTCCACCGGTGACAGTTGCATGCCACTTCCTCAATACCTGGTATCTATCACGATGAACATTCTTCACAGTCGCCGTGCTGGGCTCATTATCAAACATGTTAAAAACCTCACCAAAATCTTGAGGCTTATCAACAGGCCTACGATCCCTAACAAGAAACAACATAAGACTATTCCTATGTTTCTTACTCTTGTTGAACTGGTCCGTCCAGAACAAGCCCAGAACATAAACGGACTTAACACAGAACCTCTTGCCAACCCTGTGGGTCAGTCCAACAGGACGAGGGTTTTCACTAACACACATGACAAACCCAATGTGCCCCATATCATGTCTGGACTCCAACGACTCGACCTTACATAAGCCTTCAAATCCTCTAGCGACATCTCGACTTCTGTAAATCCTGGACATCCTCCGCTCTCTGTTCATGGACCTGAACGCCGATGCAAAAGCTTTGGTGCCGCGGACAATCGCGGCAGCAACACGACTCACATATGAGCTGTCGAAGAAGAGACGGCAACGTACCATCGATGCGGGCGTGGTTTTGATTATATCTACTGGTCGCTTCGACATAATTCCTGGCCCTTATTACTGCAATCAAATGGCTAATTAAATCGTATCCCAGAGTATCTCCGGAATAGGTATTTTCTACTAACTGCAGATAAATAACGGCTAACATACTCCAAAAACCTTGAACGGTTTCGGGAAACTCATTCAATAACGGATCCCACATGGTGAATGTGAAACACAGCTTGCGCACTTACTTTATAGACCGGAACACAAAACAATTAGGCTACGAGGAACCATTCTCAAACCACCACATGACATTGACAGTTAGTGCTTTGTCGGGGCCCCAAAAAAATTAATCGCCGCCATCCGGT